GCGTTATATTTGTGAGTGTCTGTGGGAAACTGTAAATATAATTGGGTTGAATGTAATGAAACATTGTTCCCATTATATGAAAAAATTTCCCCAGGATAAAAATGGTCTATAAGTTGATTGCAAGGGACAGGGTATTTTGTGAGGGCACCCTTTCAGAATGCCAGAAAACCCTCACAGGCATATCCCAGATGATTAGTGCAGGGTTTTCCACAGACTTTCAAGTAGAAGAGTTTTTAATTATTGACAATGGCAAAGAAATTAAACTGGTATGAATATTGGATTGGACACTGTTGGATGACAGGTTGGCAATCCATCAGAAGTACCTTCAGGATCTGGTCAGATTTGATGAGAAGCAACTATGAGGACTATGCCCTACCAAGAACCGTAGAAGACCCCTTACAGGAGTGTATAGAGTGGTTCTGGGTGTCTTTGAATGAGGATGATGTGTACCCCAAAGAGTTCCTTGAATATCTGATGCAGATGGTAGAAGATATTGATTCAGGTAAGGTCAAGACATATTCCTTGGAAGAAGTAATGGAACACATGAAAGAATGATATTGACGAGAACTAAATAAAGCAGTATCATTGAATTGATACGTATCTAAATTAAAAACTTGATATTTTTATGGCTAAAGGATTTACTGTAAAAGCAAAAAAACCTACAGAGGAAGAACAACCTCTGTTTAATAGAGAAGAGTGTTTAGAGAGAATCAAAGGTAAAACAATTGTATTCTGTCTTCCAGGACGTGGAGTTTCATATATCTTTTTGAAGAACTTTGTACAACTGTGCTTTGATCTGGTACAGGCAGGTGCAAGTATTCAAATCTCACAAGACTATAGTTCAATGGTGAACTTTGCACGTTGCAAGTGTCTTGGTGCAAATGTACTTGCAGGTCCTGATCAAGTTCCCTGGCAGGGTAAACTGAATTATGACTATCAACTCTGGATCGACAGCGATATTGTCTTTAACACAGATGCATTCTGGGCAATTTTTGCCATGGACAAGGACATTGCAGCAGGTTGGTATGCCACAGAGGATGGTAGAACCACATCAGTAGCTCACTGGTTGGAAGAGGACGACTTCAGAAAGAATGGAGGCGTCATGAACCACGAGATGGTCGACACCATTGGCAACAGAAAGAAACCATTCACTGTGGATTACACAGGCTTTGGTTGGGTTCTGATTAAGAAGGGGGTCTTTGAACATCCTGATATGAAGTATCCATGGTTTGCCCCTCAGATGCAAGTCTTTGACTCTGGTGAGGTTCAGGACATGTGTGGTGAGGATGTATCCTTCTGTCTGGATGCCAAGAAGGCAGGATTTGAGATCTGGTGTCACCCTCAGATTCGTGTAGGACATGAAAAAACAAGAATCATTTAGAATTCTGTGTGCTGGTAGGGTCCTTTACCAGTATCTCTCTCAAGATGAGATGTTTGATGTGATGGATGAACTGTCTCAACAATTTTATGAGACAGGGCTTCCCAATCCAGAGGACCTTGTGGTAGAATGTACAAGTGATTCAGAGGATTAAATTATGGCAAAGCGTCCATCACTGACCAATAAAGTGATTATTGAGAGTAAACCCAAGAAGACTCGTCAAGGTCGTTCACAGAACACCAATCTCTCTGCCACCTCTCGTAATGGCAGGAAGAAGCGTTACAGAGGTCAAGGTTGTTAATATAGATAAAGCAGGGTAACTCCCTGCTTTTTTATTAATTTTTTATGGCATATTTAAATCACAATCTTCCAACATTTACTTGTTACATTCGTAATGAGTTTTTGTATAATCATAAAAAAGGTCATGGTGATGTAACTCTTTGTGACGTACATTCAGTAGCATCATTAGAAAAAAGAGTTCCTCTTTTTGAAGCATTTTTAGAGAATGGCGTGAATTGGACACGACGACCAATTCACGCTTTTTGTTGGAAACCTGATGCTCCAGTCCCAAATTTAGAGGAATGTATGTGGTGGGACTGTTTTTCTCCCTATGTTGATGTGCAAATTCGTTCAAGACTTGCTGGATTAAGAGCAGAATTGATTAATTATAAAGGTGAAAAGAACGAAGGTGTGTATATGTTTACCTTAGATTGGTCTTGGGAGTCAAAATCTACATTAAACACAAATTTTAGTGAGACACCAGAACATAAATGTGCCCATTTTTTCAAAATGGATGATGGTAATTTTTATGCATATCCAAATAATAAAATTTTATGGTATGATGATGCCTGGATTTGCAATAGAATTACAAAAAACCCTGGATATGAAATTGATTTAACTGAGTACTCAGTTGAAAATAAAAGAAAAATTGAAACTTCTGATGATTTTATGTATGAAGTTGGGATAGCAACCCCTTAAAAAGTTCTAATTCACACTGAATTAGGAGCAAAATGTCTAACTTACCTGTAGATAGAGACCAAAATTACATGTATCAGATGTGGGGAACCACAAATTTAGTAACTGACTACCATGTTAAACTTGAAAAAAGGACTATTCAAGAGATTATGCATGATGATGTTCCCAAATCTAAGCATTTTTTGAAGGAACAAGCAGAAATTCACCAGAAAATTCGTAATGATGAAGACTATGATGACTGGGAATATGGAACTGAACCAACCTATGGGAAACCACAATAAATAAAAGTAATGTGTTAGTAGTTACAGGTGCCTTTAGAAAATATTTCAAGGGGATTTAAAGATATCAGCTTGTCTTTTCTAAGGCATCCTGTAACCAATGATATTGGAACACTCTCAAATGAGGATGCAATCAAACGATCTGTAGTTAATTTAGTTAGAACAAGAGTTGGTGAAAGGTTCTTTAACTCACTTTTAGGGTCAAAAGTAGAATCTTACTTCTTTGAACTTGCAGATAGTGGTGTTGTTGACCCATTACAGGAAGAAATTAGAACTGTTTTGTCTAACTTTGAACCAAGAGTTGTGGTCAGAGATGTAAATGTTGCATTATATCCTGAAGATAATGAGTTAGATGTTAGCATCATATATGATATTGTTGGACTTGCTGTTCCAACACAAGCAATTAACTTCATATTACAACCCACCAGATACTAATGGCATTTACAGATTTCACTAATCTGGACTTTGATCAGATTAGAGCCTCTATTAAAGACTACTTAAGAGCAAATTCAACCTTTAGCGACTTTGATTTTGAAGGTTCTAACTTCTCTATTCTGATTGATATCCTTGCCTATAACAGTTATCTGACTGCCTACAACACCAACATGGTGGCAAATGAGGCATTCCTTGACAGTGCCACCATCAGAGAGAACGTAGTCTCTCTTGCAAGGAATATAGGGTTCGTTCCACTGTCCAGAAGAGCAGCAAAAGCAAATATTTCATTCATAGTATCAGGTTTAAATTCATCAATCAAGACAGTCACACTCAAATCTGGTATTGTTTGTACTGGTTCATTAGATAATACCAGTTATATTTTCTCAATTCCAGAAGATATTACTGTTGGCGTTTCAAATCAGGAAGCAGTTTTTTCTGAAATTGACATTTATGAAGGAACATATCTTACAAAAACCTTCACTGTAGACAATTCTCAACCAAATCAGAAATATATTCTTCCAAACCCCTTTGTAGATACTTCTACAATTAGAGTAAAAGTCTATAATGATTCTCAAAGCACCACTTCTGAAGAGTATTCTTCAGTTAATGATATTGTTGGAATCAGTTCTACATCACAAATCTTCTTAATTCAAGAAGTTTCTGATGAAAAATATGAACTTTTCTTTGGTGATGGTATTTTTGGTAAAGAATTAAGCAATGGAAATGTAGTTAATGCCTCTTATATTGTCACAAATGGTCCTGCAGGTAATGGAGCATCTAATTTTACCTTCTCTGGCACATTAAATGATGATACAGGAGCTTCAATATCTTCTTCTGCAGGTGTTATAGTCACAAATGTTGCAGCACAGAATGGTGATAACATTCAATCTGTAGAATCTGTAAGATATTATGCTCCAAGACTGTATGCATCTCAACGAAGAGCGGTTACAGCAAATGACTATGAATCTATTTTACCATCCATTTACTCAAATATTGAGTCTGTGACTGCATATGGGGGGGAAGAAATGACTCCTCCACAATATGGAAAAGTATTTCTTGCAGTCAAACCAAAGAATTCAGATTTTCTTGCACAATCTACCAAAGAATTCATTTTAAATGACCTCAAAAAATACACTATAGCAGGAATCAAACCTGAATTTGTAGATATTAATGTTTTATATGTTGAATTGGATTCAACTGTTTATTATAATTCAAACTTTTCATCATCTCCAGAATCATTGAAAACAAATGTGACCTCATCTCTTACTACTTATTCAAACTCTTCTGATTTGAATAAGTTTGGGGGTAGGTTCAAATACAGTAAAGCATTAGCAATCATAGACTCAACAAGCAATGCTATTACATCAAATATTACTAAGGTTAGAATTAGAAGGAATTTTGAAGTTCTTTTAAAAGAACCCACAAAATATCAAATATGTTTTGAAAATAGATTCAATGTAAATGATAATAGAAACAGCAATACTCCAAATATTAGATCAAGTGGATTTATGATTAATGGCATTTCTTCTACTGTCTATATTGGAGATATAGTAGATGATTCTACATTAAAAACAGGAACATTATATTTGTTCTCATATGATTCAAACAAGATAATTAAACAAATAGATAATATTGGAGATGTTGATTATGTGAATGGAATTATCAATATAGATAATATAAATGTATCTTCTACATTAAAACCCAATAATATTATTGAGATTGATGCAATTCCATATTCTAATGATGTAATTGCTAAAAAATCTATTTACTTGAAATTAGACATTGGAAATAGCGATATTTCTATGGTTAAAGATTTGATATCCTCTGGGGAAAATGCATCTGGCAGTAGATTTATTCCAGAATCAAGTTATTTTTCTGACTCAAAGATAAGAAATTAAAATGAATCAAGACAATAAAGTAGTTAAAATTAAGGATATTGTTATTAATCAAATCCCTGAATTCATACTGTCAGACAATCCAAATTTTTCAGAGTTCTTAAGTCAATATTATACTTCTCAAGAATTTCAAGGGTCTACAGTAGACCTTGCAGAGAATTTAATTAAATATAAAAATTTCGACGCTTTTGATAACACAAATTTACATTCAGATACAGTTTTATCTAATAGTGTTGATTTCTTTGATGATGAAATATTTGTAGAGTCTGTTAGTGGGTATCCTCCTGAATATGGTCTTTTAAAAATTGATGATGAGATTATCACTTACACTGGAATTACCACAAATTCCTTTACTGGATGTGTTCGTGGATTTAGTGGAATTTCATCATTAACCCAGCAAAATAATCCAGAATTTTTAGTATTTTCTCAAACAGAATCTTCTGAACATACTGCAGGAGCATCTGTACAAAACTTAAGTAATTTATTTTTACAAGAATTTTTTAAGAAAATCAAATATCAATTCCTTCCAGGATTTGAAGAAATTGATTTTGATAGTAGAATTAATGTTCCAAACTTTATCAGTAAAGCAAGAGCATTTTATGAAACCAAAGGAACTGATGAATCTTACAAAATTTTATTCAAAGTTCTTTATGGCGAAGATGTAAAGGTCATCAAACCTGATGATTATACATTTAAACCTTCAGATGATAAATGGACTGTTTGCGAGTCATTTAGTTGTGAATTAATATCTGGAGATCCTACAAAATTAGTAGGACAAACTTTGTATCAAGATGAAAGTGTAAATGGAAATATTTTACCAGCATCTGGGTCAATTTATAGTGTAGATAGATTTTATTTTAAGAATAAAGTATATTACAAAATTAACTTATTTTCTGGATATTCTTCTAATTTAAGTTCTCTTGGTTCAATTTTTGGCAACTTTTTAGAAACACCAAAAACATATGTAGTAGAAGATATTTCTTCAGGGGCAACTGTAATTACTGTTGACTCTACTATTGGATTTGAAAATTCTGGAACAATTTATATTAATGAAATTGCTATAACTTATACTGACAAAACATCAAACCAATTTTTAAACTGCTCTGGCATTTCTCAAAACATACTTTCAAAAACAGAGTTGTATGGAGATAACTTTGTTTATGGATATGAAGAAAACTCAAACACTCAAGTTAAATTGAGAATTGTTGGTTCTCTTTCTGGGATAGAATCTTCTACTGTTTCATATGCAATTAAAGGTGATGGGATTAAAGTAGATAATTTAGGAAACCTTGATGATAATGCCTTCACAAAATCATTAATTTACAATTTACCATTAACTGTATATTCTGGAATATTGACAACTTCTTTGCAAGATTATGCTTTAGAAGGAGTTAGTCTGTCTAATGGTGCAGTAAAAACCTTATATGACCACAAATTAAAAAATAGTGATGTAGTAGATTTATACAGAACTAATTTTAATCAAAAAATTAAATCTGGAGTAGTTGTTTCTACAAGTAATGCAACACCAAAACAATATTCAATTAATGTATCTGGAATTTCTTCTTATGTCGGTTCAAGAATAACAGCAAAAAGAAAATTATTTAAATCACAATCAACAACATACCCTGAAATTAATAATAAATTCACTGCAAATATTCAAAATTCTTTTACTGATGAATCTTACAATTATATAACTTCTAATGGATTTCCTAATTATAACATAAATCCATATAAAAGACAATTTTCTTTTACTTTAAATCAATCTGATTATGAAACATTAGAGGGATCTCATAATTATTATGATGGGGAATTGGTAACAGTTACAAATTATAGTATTTTTGGGTCTTACTCTAATCCAGTTGGTGTCTCTACTGGGACATCTTTTTATGTTAAGAAAATTGATGGCGATAGTATTAAATTAGCATATTCTGCAGAAAATATTGCAAACTCATCTTTTATTAGTTTTTATGAATTGGTCAATCCTCCAGTAGACAATTCTATTAAAGGATATATTCAATCATTTACTTTAATTGATAATAGTTTATATGGAAATGAATTTACTTCTCCAAAAATATTTAAAAAGTTTCCAAAAATTCCAAATGTTTCAATTTCAGATGTAGAGACATTACCAGGACCAACAGGAATTTTGGCTAATGGAATTGAAATTAAAAATTATAAATCTTATGATAAAATTTACTATGGGCAAATATCATCCATCAATGTTTTAAATTCTGGAACAAATTATGATATTACAAACCCCCCAAGATTTTTAATTGATGGTGGAAATGATACTCAAACAACTACAGTACCACAATTAACTGGAAAAATTACTGAATTAATTGTCACTGATCCTGGATTTAATTATACAAAATCTCCTACAGTGACAATATCTGGTGGAGGAAATGATTCTGTTAAAACTGAAGTTAAAATGAAACTTCAGGCAAAAGAACTGGAATTTACTGCATCATCAGCTGGTGGATATGTTAGTGATATTAATGACCAGTTTATATTTCCATCTAAACACTATCTTATAACTGGAGAAGAAGTTGTATATCAAACATTAGGAGGATCTCCAATTGGTATAGGAACATTGGCAAGTGAATATTTGATTAATGATAGTGTTTATTATGTAATCAATGTTGGAGCAGGAACCTCATTTAGATTAGCTTATACTAAAAATGATGCTATATCAAATAATTATATCAGAATTAGAGAATATGGTACAGGGACTCAAAGATTTGTATCGACTCAAAAGAAACTTATAGTAGACTCTGTAAATTTAATTAATGTAGATACAGAATTTAAATACAAAAAAGTATTAGCAGGACCTAATGATATTAATCATTATGATAACGTTATCACCATAAAAAATCATGGTTTTGTAACTAATGATGAAGTGAGATACTCTTTTGCTGGAACATCTTTATCTGGAATTAGTACAGGAACAAACTATTACATCCATAAAATAGATGAAGATAGATTTAAATTAAAGTCAAGCAAAACTTCAACAACTTATGTAGATATTGGACAGTCTGATATATTTTCAATTTATTTCTTTGAATATTCACCAATTGCAGTAAATGTTTCTGGACCTTTAGCAACAGATAACCAAGGAAATGTTATAGGATCTCAAGCAACAATAAAACCAGTAGTTTTAGGAAAAGTTACTGAGGTGCAGACTGGATTTTTTGGACAAAATGGATATGGTTCTCCAACAATTCTTAACTATAAAAATTCTCCTACTATCAAAGAATTAGTTGGATCTGGAGCAAATTTAGAACCAGTTGTAGTAAATGGAAAAATTATTAAAGTAATAGTTAAAAATTCTGGAAGCAATTATTACAATTCTATTAAGTTAATTGTTGATGGGTCTGGATATGGAGCAAAACTTGAACCTGTAATAGTAAATGGAGAAATCTCTTCAGTTTCAGTTGTAAATGGTGGAGTTGGTTATAATAATTCAACAAATATATTAATAGAACCTTTTGGAAAAAATTTAAAAGTTTCTACAAATTTACAATCTTGGTCTTTAAATGAAGTCTCTAAACTTGGGACAACAAATATTTCAGAAGGAATTCTTTTAGGAAAGAAACATTCATATTTTGGCAACACATTTAATGTGTTTTATCTAAATCCAAACTTATGGGCACAATTTAATGTCCCTGAATTAGATCCTACTCAAAACCCATCGTCACACTCACAAATAATAGGATGGTCTTATGATGGTTGTCCAATTTATGGCCCAGATGGGTATACTAATCCTGATGGGACTGGTGGATTTAGAAGAATGACAAGTAGTTATAGAATAAAAACTATTTTGCCAACTAACAGACCAGATTCTTCAATATTTCCTGAAGGATCATTAATGGAAGATTATGAATATGTTGAAGGTCTTGGCACATTGGACAAATACAATGGAAGATTTTGTGTAACTCCAGATTTTCCTAATGGAATTTATGCTTATTTTTGTACTATCTCAAAAAATAGAGATCCAATATTCCCATATCTTATAGGAAATTACTACAAATATATTCCAGAACAAGATAATTTTGATTTGAAAATTAATCAAGATTTAAATTTTAACACTCTAAACATAACCAAACATACTCTTCCATATGGGGTAGAAAATAAACAAAACTACTATGAATATTTTAACTTTAATGAAAAATCAAAAGATGGAGAAATTTTAGTTACAAATACTTCAAGAGGTAGAGTAGATGATGTTCTTGTAGTTAATGGTGGATTTGAATATTCAATAGGAGATCAAATATCCTTTAATAATTCTAATACTGGTGGATTTGGTGCTCTGGCAGAAGTGTCTGAACTATCTGGAGTAGGTATTAATAGTATTCAATCTTCAACTGAAACATTGTCAAATGTCACTTTAATTTATGAAAGAGGGTCAGTTGTTGGTATTGCTACCACAACACACAATATCAAAGATCAAAGTTATATTAAAATTTCTGGAATATCTACCTCTACATTTTCAGATTTAGAAGGATTCGTTCAAGTAAATGTTCCATTAAAAGAAACTCAATTACTTCAAGGGATATCTGATCAAACTACTACTGGAATAGTAACATCAATTCAAGTTAGAGATTCTATTTTAAATTTTGAAGTAGATTCTCTCATAAAAATAGATTCAGAAACTTTAAAAGTAATTGGATTAGATTTATCTAATAATTTAATTAATGTATTAAGAGAAACTGGAGCAACATCTCATAATTTAGGAACATCTGTCACACTGTTGCAAAGTAGATTTGACTTTAGTTATCCTCTTATAGATCTTCCACCTAAAAATGAAACTTATTACTTTAATCCAGAACAATCTGTTTCTGTAGGAATTTCAACTGCTGTTGGCGCTGGAAATACATTATCAATATTGCCATTAGGATATGGTGTCAGTAATACTGAATTTATTCCTACTGGAAGAATCTTTTTACCAAATCACAAATTCAAAACAGGAGAAAAAGTAAATTATGAGTTTGGAGAAAATTCAATTATAGTTTCTGGTTTTGGAAATTTAAGTGGGATTTCATCTTTGTATGTCATCAAAATTAATGATAACATAATAGGTTTAACCAGTTCAATAACAAACAGCACTGACAATCTTTTATTATATACTTCAGCAGAAAATAATTATCTCCATAAATTAACAAGCAACAGATCTTCTGTAACTGCTGATATAAACACAAATAAAACAATAGTATCTACAGCACAAACTCATGGACTGTCAGTAGGGGATAAAGTTTATTTAACTGTAAATTCTGGAATTGCCACAACATATATTGTATCATATGACAATTCAACTGCAAAGTTAAAAATTGATTCCCAAAATAATCCTAATATTAAGTTTTATGAGAATGAAACTGTAACTTTTGATTTATCTTCTCCCACTCTCTCTCAAACCCAATTTAAGTTATATACTGACTCTAATTTTGCAAATGAATATTTGGGCAATGTTCAAAATGGCATAGAAGTTGAAAAAACATCAACATCTTTAACATTATCAATCTCAAAATATACACCAAAAATTCTTTTTTATAACATAGAATCATCATCTAAAAAAGTATTTTCTGATGAATCTATATTTAAATTTAATACTATTGATATTAAACCAAGTTTGTATAATAATATTATTGCTGGGATCACTACTTATTCAGATACTTCTTTTGAAATTAATTATCCTATAGATCCAGAAAACAGAAGTTATTCATCATCAAATTCTACATTATCTTACAATGTAACTTCTTCAAATATTCTTGGATCTGTAAATAAAGTAAAATTATTATCCAAAGGAAATGAATATCAAAAACTTCCAAAAATTTCTTCAATTTCTGGAGGTGGAACTGGAGCAAACCTAATTCCTATTAGCAATAGTGTAGGTAAAATCTTAAAAAGTTCTACTGTAAATGATGAATGTATTCTCCCATTTGATAAAACTTTAAAACCATTTTCAAATGGATACTCTTCAACATTTGTTTATAATAATTACAAAGTTGGTTCTTTGAGTATCGTTGAAAGAGGATCAAGTTATTTAAGCGCTCCTAAGATTAGTTTGTATAGCATTGAAAATAATAGTTTGGTTTCTGACTTTGCTGCTAATGTTACAATTAAAAATGGATCAGTAGATGAAGTTGAACTGGTAAATTCAAGTTCTGGTCTTCTTTCTACAGATGATAAGATTGTCTTTATAGAAAATAACAATGGTCTGAAAATTCTTGGAATAAGCACTTCATTTGCTTCAAATCAGTATCTAATTACTTTAACTTTAGAAACTCCAATATCAGGATTTACTACAAGCAATCCATTACCATTTTCTATTGATGATGAAATTTTTATAGAAGGAATAGAAGAAAATCTTGGAGCAGGATATAATTCATCAGATTATGATTATGATTTCTTTAAAGTTGTTGGTGTCCAGACTTCTTATGGGTCTGAAAATGCATCTCAAATAACTTATAAATTAGACAAGTATCCTGGAATATTTTCTGTAGAGGGAACTTTGTCTAATAATGCTTATGTTGTAAATTCTAATAATTTGCCAAAAGTAACTGCAAATCTTGTAGAAAATGTTTTTTACAGTGGAGAACAAATAGAAGATTCTAATATTATTTTAAATAAAAATAATGACCCTATCACAAGTTTAATTAAAATTAAAAATCCAAATAGCATTCAAGTTGAGGATGTGTTAACTGGAAAATCAAGCTTGTCTAAAGGTAAAGTTTATAAGATAGAAAATTATAATTTAATTCTAAAATCATCTTCAAGTGTTTCAAAATCTATAGGATGGAGAACCCAACAGGGACAATTATCATCAACTATACAAAAACTTCCAGATAATGATTATTATCAAAGATTCTCTTATTCACTTAAGAGCAAAAAATCTTTAAGTGATTGGGATTCAGTGGTTTCTGATACTTCTCATGTAGCAGGATATAAAAAGTTTAGTGATTTAATAGTAGAATCCTCTCCTTCTGGAATTTCTTCTATTACTGCAGATGATTCATCAAGAGTTGATATTGCAATTAGTTCTTATGCTGATTTGTCTACAATTAATGATTTTGATTTGGTGTTTGAAAATGTTGAAGATTATAATTACAATGCATCAGACATTATAAAATTTAATAGTAAAATTTTATCTGATTATTTACTTTCCAATCAAAATTTAGTTCTTTCTATAGATGATATTTCCAACTTGTTTAATACAACTGTTCCTCCAGTAGTAACAATTCCCATAGATGAAATTACTGGAAGCATTGTTTCAAAATATGTGTTTTTTGTAGAATCCTCAGATTCTTTCTTAGGACCATTTTTATTCCCACAATTTTTTGAATTGTTAGTAGCTAGAAATGGGTCAAATATTAATTTGACATCATATTCTTACTTTGAGAATAATGATTTTGGAAGGGTCACCGCTGATCTTTTAAATGATAACACAATAGTAATTAATTATGTTCCAATTAATGTATTCAATTCTTTATCTATAAAAGCTGTTAGAGAAAACGTTAATACAACTATTGGAATTACTACAACAACCTATGGATATGTTAAAAATGTTTTAATAACATCTAATTATGCTTCTGAAGTTTCGCCAACTCAAAAGACAATTTATTCAATACCATTATCAGAATCATCTTCAGGAACTCTATTTGTAGGAATATCTTCAACTTTAAATAATATTGAAAGTTCTCACGAAATGGCATTTTTATATGATTCTGGTGTTGCTCAATACAATACTTATGCTCAAAATGAATTAGTTGGGTTAGGAACTATTGGGATTTCTACTTCTGGAGGAGATTTATTAATCACCTATGATGGAGTTTCTGGAGTTGGGGTAACTGTTTACACTAATGTAACATTTTTGACAAACACATTAATTTCTCCAAGTGAAATTGTCGATTCTCCAACAAGATTAAATAGTTCTGCAGTTTCTGGAAGTTATACATCTGGAAACGATGAAATTATTACTGTTGTCCCAACATCTTATGCTGCATCCAAATTTGGAATTGAAGTAACAAAAACAATAGGAATAACTACACAGAAAAGTTTTGTTCTATTAGATTCTGTGCACTATCAACAAGATACATATTTAAATAATATAAACTATTCTGTAATTGGAAACCTCAATGATTTGTCTTTTGAAACAACTTATGATTCAGGAACAAATACTTATATATTATCTTATATACCTGCAGATAATGCTAATTACTCTATCAAGTTTTTTGAAAAAAATATTTTAACAGCACAACCATAAATGGCAAACATAGACATTTTATATGTTCCTAATATTTTTGGGAGAACATCCTTTCCCATAAAACATAAAGGAACTCCATTATTCTATAAACAATTTGATGGTAGTGATGGTGATGTAGTGGATATAGATAATAATACTATTACGATTGAAGACCATTACTTCAAAACAGGAGAAACATTAAATTATACTTTAGGTGTTGGAAGTTCTTCTGTAGGAATAAGTTCTTCTGGATTTGGATTGGGATTTACTTATCTTCCAGATACAATATATCCAATAGTAGTTGATAAAGACACAATCAGAGTTGCTCTTGCATCTTCTTTAGCACTATCAAATTCTTATGTAGACTTAATTTCTGTAGGAGTAGGAACTGAGCATTATCTTGAAGTTGAAAAACAAAACTCAAAATGTCTAATTTCAATAGACAATGTAATTCAGTCACCCCTTTCAATTGGGTCCACTGTTGGCATACAAACTGCATTTAATTCTGCAAAAATTAGAGTTTCATCTTTAAGAAATGTAAAACCAACTTCTGTATTGAAAATTAATAATGGACTTTTTAGAATTTTAACTTTAGATTATGAATTAAAAACGACTCCAGTTGGATATGGGACTGGATATGATATTACATTACTTGAAGATTTAAATTATTTGGGAACTGATAACACTCAAATAAGTCAAGAAAATGTTGCCTATGTAATGGAAGGAAATTATACTATTGATAAAGATATAATCTATTTTACAAGTGCTCCTTTGGAAGGAAGAACATACTCTATATTACTTTTACCAGAAAATTTTAATTATTCTAATACAGGTATATCATCATATTCTTTTAATTATTTTACCAATAATTTTCAAACAGGATCTCAAGTTAGAATTTTTGGAGCAAGAGTACCCAATGAATTAACTTCAGGAAATAATTATTTCATAATTAAAAATTCAGAAAATAATTTCAGTTTTGCTTCTAATTATTTAAAAGCAATTAATAATGAAAAAATAGAATTTACTGATTCAACTGATCTTGCCAACCCAGTATCAAATGTACAACTTGTTCAAATTATTCCAAATGAAGAAACAAAATTTCATGGAAGAGCTTTTCTAAGATCAAATTACTATGGAAATGCAGTGTTTGATGATGTTTCTGAACAATTTAATGGAATAAGTTCTTCTTTCACATTAACAGCATCAGGAATTAATACTGTAGGTATTAAATCAGATAATGGAATTGTATTAATTAATAATATATTTCAATATCCAGAGTCTGAAGAAGCTTTTACATACCAAGAAGACTCTGTAGCAGGAATTACAAGTATTGCATTTATAGGAAGTAGGGGAGAATATGATTCTGGATTTGGAACTACAAAATCTTATGACGTAAATGTTGGAGGATTGCCAAGAGGAGGAATAATAGTTGGATATGGATTAAGTTATGGAACTAACTATCAACCTATGGTCCCTGCAGAACTTCTTATTGGAGGTGTTTTGCCAGAACAAGAAATAAATCCAGACAATATTGCCATAGGTGTGTCTGGATCTGGTTATAGATCTGACTTAATTTATAAAATTCATTTTGAAACTTCTTCTGGAATAAGAACTACAGGATCTGCAACAGCAATAGTTGAAAATGGACATGTTGTTGGCACAGTTTTTAGTGAAGTTGGAAGTTACTCTGGAGGAACTCCACCAACTGTAGTGATTGATCCTCCATTTGGATATGAAAATATTCCTGTAACTGGATCAACTTCTGGTGTAGGTGCTTCTGTTTCTTTTGAAGTCAACTCATTTGGTACAGTAACAAACTTTAAATTTACCAATCCTGGATATGGATACACTGTAGGAGAAGTTTTGACCCCAGTGGGAGTTGTTACTGCTCCAGGATGCACTCTATTACAAATAACAATAAATGATGTTGAAAAAGATAAATTTGCTGCTTGGAATGTTGGAATATTGCAAAAGTTAAATGATTTTACAAGTTATGTAAATGGAAGAAGAAAAATATTTACTTTATATGAAACTGTAGATGGAGAGTCTCAACCAATAAGTTTAGAAACAGTAAATGGATCTCAAATAGACTTAGCTTATAATTTATTAATTTTTATAAATGACATTTTACAAATTCCTAATGAATCTTACACTTTTACTTCAGGAACTCAAGTTTTATTCAAAGAAGCTCCTGCATTAGGAAGCACTGTAAAGGTTTATTTTTATAAGGGAAGTTATAATGACACTGAATTTGTTAATATAGATCCTCCTATAGAACCTGGAGACATTTTGCAAATACGCAAAGATTTATTAAATAAATCTCCCCAGCAACAGCAGACAAGAACAGTAAAAAGAATTTTAACATCTGATACAGTTCAAACTGAATTGTACAATAAATTAGGTCTTTCTGAAAGTTCTTCTCAGATCAGATCTATTTCTTGGACTCCACAAAAACAAGATAAAATTATATCTGGAGAATATGTGAACAAGTCAAGATTTTCACAAAGATCAAGACTTTATTCTTTTGTTGGTATTGGGACCACAAGTGGAACTTTTGTTGGAGTTGGAACAAATACAATTGGAATTAGTACCACAGTAGGGATTGGGACATTAATTGTTATTGGAGACTATGTTGAGTCTGACTATACTGGAGTTGGAGTTACTGTAACTTCTATAGGATCAGGTTCAATTGGAATTGGAAAAACTTACTATATTTCAAATTCCCCCTCAGGAATTAATACAACTACAATTTCCATCTGGAGAAAATCTTAATAAATAAGATAAAAGTGTCCCCAAAAAATGCCAGCTATAATAACTGATAATTTAAAAATTAGAACCTGTACTAATTTTATTAATGATGTTGATAACGGAAATTATTATTGCTTCATAGGGTTGTCAAATTATAGTGACTATTTTTCAGATTGGAACAGCAACACCCCAGATCCTGTAGATAATTTAAATTATTTGAATGAGTATAAAAATACAATATTGGGAGTTAAAAAAATAACATCATCAAATACTATCAGAGTTATTCCAAAAATTCAATGGACTTCTGGATTAAAGTATGATATGTATAGGCATGATTATAGTAGATATAATTTAACTCCTATTACAAGATCTACAAGATTATACGATAGTAGATATTATGTTGTAAATAGAGATTATAGAGTTTATGTTTGTATTAATAATGGTGCTGCTCCCTCAAATCAAAATCTGGGAGTAATTTCTATAAATGAACCTATTCACACTTCAGAATCTCCAGAAATAGAAAATGATGGATATGTTTGGAAATATCTTTATACTATTTCTGCTTCAGATGCTTTAAAAATTGATTCTACTAATTACATATCTGTACCAAGTAGTTGGGAAAATTCAACAGACTCTGAAATATCAAGAATCAGAGATGCTGCAGTTGATGGGAAGATTGAAACCATTTTAGTTGAAGATTCACAACCTTACTTAATACCATCAACAACAAATATAATTAATGATGTTCCAATTGTTGGAGATGGTTCTGGTGGATTAGCATCAGTAACTTTTGATGAACAGGGAAGACCTATAGAAGTTATTGTGACTAATGGAGGATCTGGGTACACTTTTGCAACTTTAGATTTAGATTCTATTGTAGAACCACAATTGAATAAATCAGTATTTAATGTAATTATACCACCTCCAGGAGGTCATGGCAAAAATGTTTACTCAGAACTTGGAACAAATAGAGTTTTAGTTTATTCCAGAATAGAAAATACTATAACAAATCCTGATTTCATTGAAGGAAATCAATTTGCAAGAGTTGGAATAATTAAAGATATAACTCAATTTGGAAGTACAACTACTTTTACAGACACAACAGGATCAGGAGTTTATGGAATTCTAGTTGATGGAACTTCTGCATCTTCAGAGCCTGAAGATTCTTTGATAACACAATCTCAGACTAATTCTATTGGAAGTTTAGTAAGTGCAGTTTCTATTGGATCTTCTACTGTAATTAAATACACAAAACCCAGAGAATTTTATACAGATACATATTCTTCAGGAAATATTACAAAAACATCTGATAGATATTTGACTGGAGGATCTGGATTATCTACAACATCAACATATTCATATTCTAATTTTGATGCAAGTTCTATTACAATAAATGGCAACAACTATAATATATTGAGTTTTTCAGGATCTCAAATAGGAGAAACCTTTTTGGGTCAAACTTTTTCTGGAGGACTTGCAAATCCAGATATAAATACAAAGAGTGGTGAGATTGTATATGTTGATAACAGAGTTTCTGTATCAAGACAATCTCAACAAAGAGAAGATATCAAAATTATTATAGAGTTCTAAAATGCCCCAAAGCACAAATTTAAATAAAAGTCCTTATTTTGATGATTTTAGTGAGGACAAAAATTACTATAAGGTTTTATTTAAACCAGGAACTACTGTACAATCAAGAGAATTAACTACTTTACAATCAATTTTACAAAATCAAATTGAAAAATTTGGAACTGCTTTCTATACAAATGGTGGTGTAGTAATTCCTGGGGCATCAAATTATGATGGAAATTTTACTTGCGTAGAAATTGAAAGTACTTACAAGGGCATTAACGTAGAAGAATATTATGAAAATTTGGTTGGGAAAACTATAAAAGGAAAACTGACTGGAATTTCAGCAAAAGTATTAAAAGTTTTATCTAAAGAAGATTCTGAAAGAACAAATACAACATTATATGTAAAGTATATTTCATCCTCTGATAGTTCTGATGATCAATCCTTTACTAAAGAAGTATTTGACGATGGAGAAGAATTAATAACCTTATCAGATATTCCTGTTGGAGATTCTTATATCTTTACCAATTCAGAATTTGCAAGAGTAATTTCTTTAACCAATAGAAAAGCAACGTCTGTAGGATCTGCTGCGAATTTAACAGAAGGTGTTTATTTTGTTAGGGGATATTTCATTGGAGTTGAAACAAGTACAATTATTTTAGATCAATACACTAACACTCCCTCATATAGAGTTGGATTAGAAATAGTAGAAGATATTATAGACTCTGATGAAGATCCATCTTTAAATGATAATTCACAAGGTTTTTCCAATTATGCTGCTCCTGGAGCAGACAGATTAAAAATTACTTTAAACTTATCCAAAAAACCAATAGATAATTTTAATGATGATAATTTTATAGAATTGTTTAGAGTTACTAATGGAATAGTAACTTCAATTAAAAAAGATGATAAGTATTCATTTATTAATGAAATTTTAGCCAGAAGAACTTATGATGAGTCTGGAAATTATTATGTAAATGCTTTTAATGTACAGGCATTAGAGTCATTGAATGATAATCTTGGAAATGGTGGACTTTATACAGAAACTCAAAAAACTCCAGATGGTTCTTTACCATCAATTGATTTAGGACTTTTAAAAGTTTCTCCTGGAAAAGCATATGTAAAAGGATATGAAATTCCAACAAGTAATGTTTTAATAGATTATCCAAAACCAAGAACTACAAAATCAGTAGAGTCTTCATCAACATCTTTTTATGGTGGTGACTTAATTAGAATTAATAACGTAAAAGGATCCCCAACTCTTGGACTAACTACTACATTTTCAGTTTCTCTGTTGGATCAGAGATTGACAAATCAAGTAGCAACTGGTACTACAGTAGGATTTGCAAGAGTTTATGATTTTGAGTCTCATAATACTTCATTTGAAAATCCTTCAAGTCAAGCAAACTTATACTTATTTGATATTCAAACATACACTAATTTAACTTTAAGTGGAGCAATTTCTTCGCTGACTGTAGGTTCTTATGTAAAAGGGAAAAATAGTGGTGCTTTTGGATATGCAAAAGAAGTTAGTGGAGCCTCTGTAAAATTATATCAAGTTTCTGGAAAATTCTCAATTGGTGAAAATTTAATTGTAGATGGAATAGAATTTTCACAAACACTTACTGCAGTCAGAGATTATTCAATTGATGATGTAAAGTCAATTTATAATCAATCAGTAAGTTTTGTTGCTGACACTTTATTGTCCAAACAAAGCAATATTACTGGTCAATTTACTGCTCAAATTGATTCTGGTATAGGAACAATTACAAGCAATAATGGAAGTTCATTTGCATCATCCTTAAAGGTAAATGATGTATTATCATTTACCAGAGCAGGATTATCATCTTCAGTTTATGTTAAAATCACTTCTATAGCAGCATCTAAAAATCAAGTTGTTGTCACTGGAGAATCCACAGTTCAAAATGTTTGTACTGGAAACATTGGTACTGGAACAACATTTTATCAAATATCAGATTTAAAAGTAATTAAACCTCAAGTAGTTGTCAACTCTGAATCATCATCCTTATATACTCAATTAAATCATAGTAATATTTCAAATGTAAGCACCTTAAATTCAAACGTTTATATTAAAAAGCAATATACTGGAGTATCAAAATCTTCAACCACATTAACTCTCCCAACATTAGTAGGTGATTACACATATGCATCTTTTGATGAAGAAAGGTATGTTGTAGTCAATGCTGATGGAACATTAGAAAATCTTTCTAATGCAACCTTTACAAGATCTAATGGAAATAAAGATGCAGAATTTACGAACTTGAGTTCTACTGCAGGACCTTGTTCTGTAATCACAACGCAAATTAAATCTAATGTAACTAATAAATTTAAGAAGTTAAATAGATGTTCCTTTGTTGATATTACAAAAACCAAATACTCAACACCACCAAATGCTGGACTTGCTGTAACATCAGTATATGGAGTTAGAGTAGAGGATAATGAAATCTCATTAAACTATCCAGATATTTTTGAAGTTCAAGGTATATTTGAATCTACTGAAACTGGAACTGCTACTCCTCCTTGGATTTCATTAACTGGAATCACTGGTCCAAATGGTAACACTTTAGATCTAATTGTAGGAGAGATTCTAATAGGTCAAGATTCTGGAGCAGTTGCAGTATATGCAGAAAATAAAACCACAAGTCAAATTTACATTATTTACAAAAACCAAAAAGTATTTTCTGCCTCTGAAATAGTTTCATTTAAAGAAAGTGGATATACTGCAACAGTATCTACAGTAAATGTTGGTTCAACTAATATCACTAATGATTTTTATCTTGATAATGGACAAAGGAAACAATTTTATGATTTTGGAAGGATTGTAAGAAAAGATTCTTCAAAAGAACCATCTCATAGAATTAGAATATATTTTGATAGATTTTCTTTTGAATCTACTGATAATGGCGATGTAATTACAGTTAATAGTTATCCATCTACAATCAATAAAAATAAAATTCCATCTTACAATCAAGTCAGAAATTTAGATACTATTGACGTAAGACCAAGGGTATCTAATTACAATACTTCAAGTACTATCAGTCCATTTGATTTTGGTTCCAGAGATTTCTCTGGTTCTGGTTCAAATACCACTCAAATTTTATCTTCTAATGAAGACTTTGTATTTGACTATTCTTTCTACTTACCAAGATATGACAAATTAACTTTATCCTCTAATGGTGAATTTGAACTGGTATTAGGATTTCCTGCAGAAGATCCAAAATTACCAACAATTTCTAAAGAAGTATTAGATGTAGCAACAATTTTATCAGTACCATATGTTTATGATCTTAATACTGATGTTGTCATTTTACTGACTGACAACAGAAGATATACAATGTCCGATTTGAGAGATATTGAAAATAGAGTAGAATCTTTAGAATATTATACAAGTCTTTCATTATTAGAATCTACAACCAAAAATTTATTGATAGAAGATGAAGATGGATTTAATAGATTTAAATCAGGATTCTTTGTAGATAACTTTAGTTCTTCTGATTTTTCAGACACCACTTCTCCAATTTATAGATCTAAAATAGAAAACAATACAATATCTTCTCCAACAGTAAAAAATCTCATTAATCTCTCTTTGTATTCTGATGATAGTCAAAATACTACTTCAGAAATTAATTTGAGTGATGTCAATTCAAGTAATTTAAAATTAACTGGAAATACATTAACATTATCATATACAGAAACTGATCATGTAAAGCAACCATTTGCAAGTAGAATTGTAAACATTAATCCATATCAAGTAGTAACTTGGTCAGGATTATTAAATTTAAATCCAAGCAGTGATACTTGGACAGTAGAAATTTCAGAATCCAGAAGAGTAGCTGATGCTTCAAGAGCAGGATCTTCTGATGTAAGTGTAACCAAAACCAAAATTCCTTACATTAGATCAAGAAATATTGAATTTGTTGCTACAAGATTAAAACCAAACACCAAATTTAAACTTTTATTTGATTCTAAAGAATTAAGTTCTAATATTAATGGATTTACTTATGTATTTCCAAAACTACTTCAAATAAAAGATGTTACTGGATCATTCCAAATTGGAGAAACTGTAACTGCTTACACGAATACTATCAGTGCTGATAGTCAAAAAATTTGTACTTTTAGACTTTGTACTCCAAATCATAAATCTGGAAAATATAATTCCCCAGAATCAACTTATACAGTAAATCCATACAGCACTTCTTCAGGAATAGCAACAGTTTATGGTCCACAATCAACCTTGTTAAATATTGACACCTCTTCCCTTCAAATTGCCAACACATCTAAGTTCTATGGCAATTTAATTAAGGGATGCAAGTTGTATGGAAAGACCAGTAAAGCAATAGCTACTGTATCAGAAAATCAATTGATTGCTGACAATAATGGAACTTTAATTGGAAGTATTTTTATACCAGATCCAAATAATTCTTCTCTAAAGTATAATACAGGAAGAACTCCAGTAAGAGTAACTCAATCAACATCACTTGGAGTTCCTGGAGAATTCGTAAGTTCTGCTGAGGCTGTCTTTACTTCATCTGGAACTGAAATTAAAACTACCACTATTAATTATTATGACCCATTAGCACAATCATTTATAGTTAGTGATCAGAATGGTATTGTTCTATCTTCAGTAGATGTTTTCTTTGCAAGCAAAGATAGTAATATTCCAGTGTCATTACAAATTAGAGAGGTTATCAATGGCACTCCAGGTGGTCCAGATAAAATAGTAGGAAATCTTGAAAAGGTTCTAAATCCATCTGAAATTACAACAAGTTCTGATGCAAGTATAGCAACTACTTTTAGATTTGATAATTTGACCAGATTGGAAGGTGGAAGAGAATATGCAGTAGTTCTTTTATCAGATTCATTTGATTACAATGTATGGGTTTCAAGAGTTGGTGAAGTTGAAATATCTACTGCAAGTTTGCCAGAGGTTCAAAAAGTAATTATTAATTCTCAACCATCTTTAGGATCTCTGTTCATCTCACAAAATGGAACAACTTGGACAGCAGTCCAAACTGATGATCTTAAATTTACCCTTAAAAAGTGCAAATTTTCTACAGCAGGAGGAACTGCAAGATTCTATAATTCAAAAGTAGAAGTTGAAGACATTGAAAATCTTCTTCCAACAAACCCAGTTGTAGTTGGTGTTGGATCAGATGCTCCAAATAATGGTTATTTTATGCAGATTATTCATCCAAATCATGGCATGAATTCTGCAAGTAATGTTGTGACAATAGATGGTGTTTCAACAGATGTTTCTCCAACAACATTAACTGCTGGATATGGAATAACTGCAACTGGATCCATTTTAGTTGCAAGTAATTCAAACTTTACCACATTTGAAGGACAAACAGTTTCTCCATCAAATCCAGGATATGTTTTAATTGATGGTGAAATAATTAAGTATGAAAATGCTTCTACTGCTGGACAGTTATCAGTGATTACAAGGGGAATGCAAAATTCTCCAATTATTAATCATCCAGTTTCATCTTTAGTTTATAAGTATGAGTTTAATGGAGTATCTCTGATTGGAATTAATACTTCTCACACCATTTCCAATTCTCATCCAATTACTATAGATTCATACTATATTGGTATTGCAAAATCATTTACTTCATCTAAATTTGGTGGTGGAAACTCTGTATATGCAACAAAGAACAAACTGTATAACTCAGTAGGTATAAGTTCAGAATTTGTTTCAGTATTTAATGGAGCAACTTGTTCTGCATCATTAAGATCTATTTCTGGTCAAAGTGTTGATGGAAATGAATCTCCATTTGAAGATCAAGGATATTCATCACTTTCAATATCAAATACAACTACATTTAATACAATAAGATTAGTAGCATCAGAAGAAAATGAAAATCAATTCTTAAATGCAACTCAATTCCCAGGAAACAAATCTCTTACTTTAGATCTGAATTTAGGAACTTCTGATTCTAATGTTTCTCCAATCATCAATGTTGAAAAATCTTTCTTAACTGTCAACAATAACAGAATAACCCAACCAATTGTTGGTATTGCTTATACAACTGACAATAGAGTAAATTCAAATGTAGATGACCCACATACATTTATTCATATTACTAACAGAGTTGATTTGCTCCAAAGTGCAAATGCACTGAAAGTTCTACTTGATGCATATAGACCAGCAGATTGTGACATTAGAGTGCTTTACAAGTTGTTTAGAAATGATTCGCCAGATGAAGACCAAGTTTGGAATCTGTTCCCAGGATATACTAATTTGGATGTAAATGGAAATGTAAAAAATGAAGCTTATAATAATGGATTAACAGATAAACTTGTAGCACCAAGTTTGAGCAATCAGTATTTGGAATATGAATATACTATGAACAATTTGGAAGATTTCACAGCATTTGCAATTAAAATTGTATGCTCAAGTATCAATCAAGCAGTAACTCCAATTATTCAAAACTTAAGAGTAATTGCACTGAAATAATGGAAAATAAGTATGCTAAAGTTGAAGGTCATCCAAATATAATTAGAGACTTGAAGACAAATGCAATTATTAATACAGACATTCAAGGAATGCAGAATTATATTTCTTCTAAAAACAGAAGATTGAATGAAAAACAAAAATTAGAGTCTTTGACTAATGATGTGGAAGAAATGAAATCTTCTATAGAAGAAATTAAACAATTATTAAAGGATTTGGTAAATGGACCCAGATGACCTAAAACTTGAAACTATTTCTAAATTGTTTGAATATGAAAAAATTTCAAGAGAATTGGATACTTGTACAAATATTGATTTAATGAGAAATCTTTGTAAGTGTTATGTGAAGTTGTATATGAAGCAGCAAGAGGTAGTATCAGATATATGCAAAAATCTCTAAATACTTAAAAAGTGTAAAATAATGGCAAAACCAGCATCAAGACAAGAATTAATTGATTATGCCTTAAGGCAACTTGGTGCTCCTGTTCTGGAAATTAATGTTTCAGAGGAACAAATTGATGATAGATTAGATGATGCCCTTCAGTATTTCAATGAAAGGCATTTTGATGGCGTTGAGAAAATGTTCTTGAAGTATAAATTTACTCAAGATGATATTGATAGGGGTAGATCACGTGGTGGAGCGAGGAGTGCTGGAATTGTTACAACAACAGTGTCATCTGGATTGGGATCATTTAATTGGGAAGAAAACTCAAACTATATTCCAATTCCAGATACTATTGTTGGAGTAGAAAGAGTTTTTAAACTTGATAATAGAACTATTACATCAAACCTTTTTAATGTTAACTATCAGTTATTTTTGAATGATATTTACTGGTTTAGTTCTACTGAACTTGTAAACTATTATGTAACCAAGAGATATCTTGAAGATATTGATTGGATTGTTAACCCACAAAGACAGATTAGATTTAATAAGAGACAAAATAGACTGTACATTGATATGAGTTGGGATAGTATTGTGGCTGGAAACTATCTCATAATGGAATGTTATAGAATTTTAGACCCAAATGATTATACTAAAGTTTATAATGATTCTTTCTTAAAACTTTATTTTACTGCATTGTTGAAAAAACAGTGGGGACAAAACTTAATCAAATTCCAAGGAGTAAAACTTCCAGGTGGCGTAGAGTTAAATGGACGTCAAATTTATGATGATGCAGTAAAAGAATTAGAAGATATTAGAATGAGAATGTTAAGTGAGTTTGAAACTGCTCCATTTGATATGATAGGTTAATATGTTAAATCCATTCTTCTTACAAGGCACATCCAGTGAGCAAGGTCTTGTTCAGGATTTGATTAATGAACAATTAAAAATGTATGGCATAGAAGTTTATTATATGCCAAGAGAAATTATTACGGAAGGAAAGGTTATAAAAGAAGTTTTATATTCAACATTTACTAATCAATTTCCAATTGAGGCATATCTTGCTTCTTATGAAGGATTTGATTCTAATAGTATTTTAATGAGTAAATTTGGGGTTAGAATTACTGATGAAATGAACCTAATTATCTCTAAAGAAAGATTTGAAACTTACATTGGAGAATTGATGAAACAAATCCCAGATGTAAAAAACGCATTACGTCCTAATGAAGGGGATTTAATTTACATTCCATTAAGTGAAAGCTTTATGGAAATTAAATATGTTGAAAATAGAAAACCATTTTATCAACTTCAAAAAAATTATGTTTATGAATTGAGATGTGAACTTTTTGAAATTGAAGATGAAAATATTGTAATGAATGTCAGTGATCCAGTTATTGCTGGAAAAGAACCAAAAGCTCTTGGATATGAATCGGAATTACAACTTTCTGGAATTGGGGTCACTGCAACTGCATCTACAACTTTTGTTTCTGGAGGCGTTCAAACAATCAGTACAATTAATGGTGGTTATAGATATTCTACAACTCCAAGTATAAATGTTTCATCTCCACTTTCTGGAACAAAAGCACGAGTTGTTGGTATAATGACCAGTAAAAGTGCTCTTTTAACTTCAAAAAGTGTTCATAAAATATACATAGAAGACCCTGGAACAGGGTATAATTATAGCAAACCACCATTGGTAACATTTTCTGGGGGAGGGGGTTATAATGCCAGTGCTACAGTTGGCATAGCAACTTCTGGAAGTATTGGACCTATCAGTCTAACCAACGCTGGTCAAGGGTATGTTACCGAACCTACAGTAACCATTTCAGGACCAGTTTCTGGAGGAACCACTGCAACAGCTAGGGCATTTTTAAATTCATCTGGAGGAATTTCTACAGTTAGAATTATAAATGCTGGGTATGGATATACAACAGCACCAAACATTACAATTTCTGCTGGTAGTACAGTTTCCAATGGAAATTATATTTTTGGAGAAACAGTAACTGGATCTATTTCTGGTGCTACAGGATTAGTCAAAGATTGGGACGCAGAAACTAAAATTCTTAAAGTTAGTGGATTTGGAACTGCATTTGTAACAGGTGATGTTGTAGTTGGGGCTGCTTCAACTGCTACGTACATTATTAAAGATAGCGGAGATTTTATATCTGCTCCCCCATATGATTCCTCTGATGACATTCAAGAAGAATTTGATGATATTGTAGAATTTACAGAAGTCAATCCTTTTGGTGAAGTTTAAGATAAATACAAAATAAACGAAAATAATTATGTTTGGCAATTATTTTTATCATAAGTCAATACAAAAAACTGTAACTGCTTTTGGAACGTTATTTAATAACATTCAAATCAGACACTTTAATGATGCTGGTGACCCAATTTCCAGATTGAAAGTTCCACTTGCGTATGGACCTACACAAAAGTTTTTAGCAAGAATTGAACAGCAACCAGCAGGTGATAGAAAGATTGCATTAACGCTTCCAAGAATGTCATTTGAAATGACTTCAATTGATTATGATTCTCAAAGAAAATCTTCAGTTATTCAAACATTTAGTTCTCCAAGAACTGATACAGGAAAACCTGCAAAAGTTTATACACCAACTCCATATAACATTGGATTTGAACTTAACATCATGAGCAAAATTCAAGATGATGCTCTTCAAATTATAGAACAGATTTTACCTTTCTTCCAACCATCATTCAATGTTACTGTGAGATTAATTCCAGAAATTAATGAAACAAAAGATATTCCTATTATTTTAAATAGAGTTGGATTTAGAGATGATTATGAAGGTGATTTTAGTACAAGAAGGATTATACTTTACACATTAAACTTCACTGCTAAAACATACTTATTCAGTGAAATTCCATCAGACAGTCAAGGACTTATTAAGAAAGTTCAAGTTGATTATGCCACAGATGCACTGTTAAATGCAAGAAGAGAAGTTAGATATACTGCAACACCAAAAGCACTTGAAGATTATAATGGAGACAATGTAATTAATACTGTTGATGATGGATTAATTCCATTTGGAGATGATTTTGGATTTAATGAAGAGATAGTTGAATTCCAAGACTTCGAAGATTATAGTCCTTCTCAAGGCACTGATGTGGATATATAATGCATGGCAAACAAATTTAAAAAAATAGAAGAATCTTTAAATATAGAAACCTCAATTGTTTCTGTAGTAGATTCTGCTGAACTTTCTACATCAGAAACTTCAAATGACCCACAAAAAGATTATGAGTATAGTAGAGGACAACTGTATAGTTTAATCTCAAAGGGACAAGAAGCAGTTGATGGCATATTAGAAATTGCTCAAGAATCTGGTCACCCAAGAGCATTTGAAGTTGCAGGTCAATTAATCAAATCTGTTGCAGATACCACAGATAAATTGATTGATTTACAAAAGAAAATGAGAGAGTTAGATGCTCCCCAAAAAGGTCCTACAACAGTTAACAACTCACTTTTTGTTGGGTCTACTGCAGAGTTATCCAAACTTATAAAGCAAGGTCTGCTAAATAGTGCAGAAGAATCATAATATGTAATGAGAGATCCAAAAGGACCTGTAAAATCATACAAGACCCCAAAGGAAATCGCTGCAAAGCATAATGTTCCTTTGGATAAAATTATTCAACAGGTTAAAATGGGAACTAAAGTTGAAGGTGAGCATACCACAAGTAAAGGTGGTGCAAAGATTACTGCATTACAGCATGTAGATGAACTTCCAGATTATTATTCAAAATTAAAGAAAATTGAAAAAATTAAAGAAGGTTCTCTTCATCAGTGGTTTAAAGGTTCTAAGTCAAAAGACGGAAAACCAGGATGGGTCCAATCAGATGGTTCTTCATGTGCAAATGAACCAGGAGAAACAAAAACACCAAAATGTTTCTCAAGTTCAAAATTAGCAAGCATGTCTAAAAGTGAAATTAGATCTGCAGTAAAAAGAAAAAGACAACAAGATCCAGGTCAACAGCAAAAAAGTGGTGCTGCAAAACCAACTTATGTTTCTACAGATAAACCAGAAAAGAAAATGAACGAAGAATCAGACGTCAAAAGTAAAGGTAGTGGCGAAAAAGATGCTTGCTACCACAAAGTAAAAGCAAGATTCAAAGTTTGGCCAAGTGCATATGCATCAGGAGCTCTTGTTAAGTGTAGACAAAAGGGTGCTAAAAACTGGGGAAACAAATCAGAGGAAGTAAGTGTAGAACAGCAATATGAAAAAGATACAAAATATTGTCTTCTTTGCAAAAAGAACGAAAAAAGAGATGAATGTTCTTATGGTCCTCAAATGTGGGATAGGTATACTATAGCAAAAATTCATCCTGCCAATGAATCAAAGATTCATGAGGATCATAAAGAAGTTGCTTCTGGAAAGAAGAAAGATGAAGAAGGATACATGGCAAGAGTTGAGTTTGATCAAATTGAGAGAGCAATTAATATTTTAAGAAAACATATTAAGAAAGGAGATCAACAAATTCCTGCTTGGGTTCAATCTAAGATTACAAGAGCAGCAGATTTTATTGATACTGCAGCAGAATATATGCAGAGTGATGAGGATATATCTGAAGCATGTTGGCAAGGATACAAGCAAGTTGGAATGAAGAAAAAAGGTAAGAAAATGGTTCCAAATTGTGTTCCTGCAAATGAAGATACTTGTTTGACATTTTCACAATTTATGGCAGAAGTTGCTGCATGGCAAAGAAAAGAAGGTAAGAATCAATCTGGTGGTCTGAATGAAAAAGGTAGAAAATCATATGAGAGGGAGAATCCAGGGTCAGACCTCAAATCACCTTCAAAAAAAGTAGGCAACCCTCGTAGAGCATCATTCTGTGCTCGTATGTCTGGGATGAAGAAAAAGTTAACTTCAGCAAAAACTGCCAATGATCCAAATAGCAGAATTAACAAATCCTTAAGAGCTTGGAATTGCTGATATGAAAAGTTATAAACAGTTTCTTTCAGAAAGTATCAATATTCAAGGTGACTTTAATGGAACCCTGAATATTGGATCACAACCATCTCCACAACAAGTGGGAGAAGAATTCTCTGTTGATTTTGTGTGGCAAGGAAGCATTTATAGAGTTGATATGATTTCAGAGCATGGAATTCCCTCAAAAGATAAACTTGTAGAGCATCTTCAAAGAGAGTATCCTGGAGCAATTATACATAACATATATCCAGCAACTCAAAAAGTAGAAAACATAACTAAAGTTAGCAGGTATCATCCAGCAAAATTAGAATGGATTTGATTCATGGCACAATGGAATATTCAAACTCAAGATTATCTAAATCAAGAGAGATCTCTTTTTGAGGTTTTTAATGTTGCAACAAAAGATGGAGTAGAAGTATCTACAGATAATCCATTTCCAGTCACAGGAACTGTTGGGATTTCATCAGATACTCTTATTACTATCAATCCAGATACAAATGCTGTTGATGCATTTGGTAGAAATAGAGTTTCTGAACCATTTACTCTTGGTGATTATAAGCACCTTTATGCTATTGACCCAAACTTTTTAGATAGTGTTTCTGGTGCTGGTTCAACAGTAACATTTTTACAAAATCAAGCAGCAGCAAAATTACAAACTGGTATTGGATCTACTGCATTTAGTATTCACCAAACAAAGTTTTATCATCACTATCAGCCAGGAAAAGGACAACTAATTTTTAGTTCTTTTAACTTTTATGCTCCTCAACAAAATGCAACTAAAAGAACTGGATATTTTGATGATAGAGACGGAATTTATTTTGAACAGGTTGGTCTTAATACTTCTGATGGAATAAATCCTGGTATTGGAACAAACAATTGGGTAATCAGAACTTTTGTAAGTGGAATTGCAACAGAAACAAGAATTCCACAATCACAATGGAACAGAGATAAATGTGATGGAACAGGAACTTCTGGGTTCAATTTAGATATTACAAAAACTCAACTTGCATTTATAGATTTTCAGTGGTTAGGTGTTGGTAGAGTTCGTTGTGGATTTGCTCATAATGGGCAACTTATCACCGCACACGAATTTAACCATTCCAACTATCAGAGCACAGTTTATATTGCAAATCCAAACCTACCAGTTCGTTGTGAACTCCGAAATACTGGTGTAGGTATTGGAGCATCATTTGATCAGATTTGTTCTTCTGTGATGTCAGAAGGTGGATATGTAGAAAGTGGTATTGACTTTGCTTATACAATGACTGCTACAAGAACCACACCAACACCAGCAGGAACAGAACTTCCTTTGGTTGCCATTCGTCTCAAAAATATTTTTCAGGGATATCCAAATAGAATATCAGTTAAATTGAATAATATTTCATTATTCTGTGAAACAAATAGTATTGTTTATAAAGTTATAAAACTTCCAAGTTCTGCTTATTTGAGTAATGCGG